CGATCAGGAGTGTGTCCGTCGGGATTGAGAAAATACGCTGGATAAGAAGTGCCTTAAGCATTGGATAAAGCTGATGTTTGCGGGTTCTTCCGGTACTGGCGTAAAAATGAGAAATAAAAGAAACAGGAACAATTTCATCAAGGTTAATGGCTTCATCAAAAAGCGAAAAGAACTGGTATTTGTCGTTGTCGAATTTATTTTGGCAATCTTCAAAAATTTCTTCCAAAGTGAGTTGCTTATATGTTATCATGTAGGTATATCTCCTTTAGGTGGATTGGTTGATAGTTTCTCGACAACTCTATTTTACCATAAACCTTGAGGAGATATTTTATTTTTAACAAGAAAAAATGCCGTATTTATGCGGCTTTTGGCGTTTCGCAAACGCCTATTTGATGCTACTGTTTTGAAGGGAGATGTATTTACTCCTTTGAATGACCCTACTATTTTTAACAATTTTAAAATTGTTCATGGCGTCATTACATGGATGGATGAAGATATTGACTGTGCTCCTGAATATACGTATGAAAACAGCTATGCATATCCATCCTTAAAGTCCGCGATTTAATTTAAAAAAGGGGTGATCCCATTGAACTACGAACAGTTACTGACTGCTGCCTATCAGGAAGGATTGTGCGTCAAAGAGCAGCCGCTTACCGGGCATGACGGCCTGATCAGGGCTTATGAAGCAGGATGTGGGAATCTTTATGAGATGGCTGAATATCTGGATGCTACGGAGGAATATTTAAAAGAGGCTATGCAGTGTTACCATGCTAAATACGGTGTATACGCTGTTGTTGATAATTATGTCATTTATTTCGAACCATTTGCGGTGATACATATGATTTCATCAGCAGATTAAAGAACGGAGCTGTTATTACCAGATTCGCTATTGGAAAAATATAAGAATTTTGCTATTGAACAAATATCTCGGATGACGGGGTATCATCAGAAACTAATTGAATTACGTATTCCGAATTAATTCGCTTCGGCGTTTTAATAAAATAAAACATAGGAGGATACCTATATGAAAAAGAAAACGCTTGCTGTATTGTTATCAGCAACACTCGTTACCTCATCCATAACAACAGTATTCGCCAAAGATATTACTGTCACTATTCCAAACTATGCTTCCGATGAAGGTAACTCTAATTTACCAGAAGCAGTGGAAACTGTCACTAATTCTGATGGTTCAATTTCTTACACTCTTGATAAAAAGCAGCAGAAAAAATGGAAGAAAGACTTAAAAAGTAGTTTTGATGATTCTATCAAAGAGATTTTAGATGATGATGAGAACTATCCAAATGTTGAAGATATTACCTATAACGATGATATGACCGAATTTGAAATCAGTCTTGCCTCTTCTGATCTGGCTCCCTCAGAGTATTTTATTGGATTTCTTCCGTTGTTTACAGCGCCAGTTTACCAGCAGGTTAATGGAATTGCAGAAAAGGATGTCGACTATACTCTTGCAGTTAAGGATTCTTCAGATGGTTCCGAAACAACTCAGACTTACGAAGAAAATAAGTCAGACTGGGAATCTTTCAAAGCCTCAATGGGCGGTACTTCCTCAGATGATATGAATAATACGTCCTCTTCCGAAACAAAAGTTGACAAAATTTCATTAACTTCCGATTCTTCCAGTCTTGAATACTCCGGCTTTGAGACTATGCCTTATGAAGATGGATCATCAGACATTTTAGGTATTGTGAAATTTAATTTCACTAATAAAACAGATTCTCCCGATTCCGCAACCAGCTTTTACAATATTAAAGCCTATCAAAATAGTGTTGAGTTAACATGGTATATGGGAAACGGAAATGCCGCATGTGATAACACTTATAAGACTGTACTTAAAGATACATCTATAGAAACAGGATTTGCTTTTATGCTTCAGGATGCAGAAAGTCCAATCACTGTGTATGCTTATGATGGTTTTATGTCTGATTCACCATGTCAGGTGCAAGAAATAGCAATTAAATAAAACAAAACCGCCCCTGCTGGTAACAGGGACGGATCAAGAATCTCCGAAGAGATCCAGTACTTTGGCAAAGATATTGTATCATCTTCGGAGCAGTTGCACAATCAGAACATTTGTGTGGCTGTTATTTTTGTACTTAAAATTACATATTTTATAAAATCGAGGTGATATTTATGAGCAGTAAAGTGGCATGTCTTTACATCCGCGTCTCGACAGAGGACCAAACAGAGTTATCTCCTGATGCGCAGAAACGTCTTTTGCTGGATTATGCTCAGAAGAATGACATGATTGTTTCCGGGGACTTTATCTTTACTGAAAGTGTTTCCGGCCGGCATGCGCAGAAGCGTCCGGAGTTTCAGAAGATGATTGCCCTGGCGAAGCAGCCATCTCATCCTATTGATGTAATCCTGGTATGGAAATTCAGTCGTTTCGCCCGTAACCAGGAAGAGTCTATCGTATACAAGAGTATGCTCAAGAAGGATAATGTAGACGTGATCAGTGTATCTGAACCACTGATTGAGGGACCTTTCGGCAGCCTGATCGAGCGCATCATCGAATGGATGGATGAATACTATTCCATTCGATTGTCGGGTGAGGTCTTGCGTGGCATGAAAGAAAAAGCCCTGCAAAAAGGCTATCAGACGTCTCCCTGTCTTGGCTATACTGCAGTCGGACATGGAAAACCTTATATCATTAATGAAGCTGAATATGCCATTGTCTCTTATATCATGGACCTGTATGATAATCAGAACTTAGATGAGACAGCTATTGCCAGGCGTTGCAATGATCTCGGGTACCGGACAAAACGCGGAAAACTCTTCGAGCGGCGCAGCGTTGACCGGATTCTTGGAAATCCCTTCTATTGCGGAACTGTTGTCTGGAACGGAGTGGAATTTGAAGGAAACCATGAGGTACGTCTTTCCAGGGAACGGTACGAAAAACGTCAGAAGCTGATCACTTCCCGGAAACGTCCGGTCAAGGCACGGAATGTCTCTGCCTGTAAGCACTGGCTATCCGGTCTTTTGAAGTGCTCTGTCTGCGGGGCCACGCTTTCTTACACCGGTAATAATAAGTGTCCTTATTTCCAGTGTTGGAAGTACGCAAAGGGATTTCATAAGACTTCTGTTGCCTTATCAGTCAAAAAGGCTGAAGAAGCTGTGATAAGTTATTTTGATCAGATCTTAGATGGAGCAGAATTTACATATGTATGCAAAAAGAAAAAGACTGATCATTCACTGCAGATCGAACAGTTACAAAGAGAGATCGGTAAGCTCACCATGAGAGAAAGCAGAATCAAAGAGGCTTATGAGGCAGGCGTAGATACTCTGGAAGAATATAAGAATAATAAGGATCGTCTGGTATCAGATCGGTTAGAATTGACTGCTGCCCTTTCACAGCTATTACAGGAAGAACAGGCAGAGCAGACTGACGCAGAAGAAATCTTGAAAGAGATCCGTTCTGTTGCGGATGTCCTGAAGAATCCAGACGTAGGTTATGAAGCAAAGGGAAATCTGATCAGAAGTGTTGTGGAGCAGATCATATATGATAAGGAATCCGGAAAAATGTCTTTTGACATCATTATTTCCTGAATTGAAAATCCCGCAAACCCGCATAAACACTGGGTTTACAGGTCTATTATAGGGTACTGCACTCCGGTGGCCCGGACGGTGAGATCGGCGCTTCCCTGCGTTATCTTTCCCAGCGTTTTACCATGCCGAACCGGACGACTTCTGCTTTGCTCAACGACATAGGAACAGAAGAACTCAGTCATCTGGAAATGGTATCCACTATTGTACATCAGCTTACCCGGGACCTTTCCATGGAGGAAATTGAGAAATCCGGATTTGGACCGTATTATATCGATCACACAGTGGGAGTCTGGCCACAGGCAGCAGGTGGCGTACCATTTAATGCATGTGAATTTCAGAGTAAAGGTGATCCGATCACTGATCTGTTCGAGGATCTTGCTGCAGATGGTGCAACTGCATAAGTGCAACATAGAAGTGTTAAGTAGAAGTTCTATATAATCTGGTGTGCCAGACACCAGATTTTACAGAACTTAGAAATTCCAATGTATTTCAATCGGGACATTTCTTGTCCCTGGAATCCGTTTTCCTACTAATATATAATCAATTAGAGTTTCAACGGTTTCTCTGTCTAAATGTTCAAGATTTGTGTATTGCTCAATAAGCTGGCGGCGATTATCGCCTGTCTGGATTTTTCTCTCAATTACATCAAGCTGTTTTTGCGTTTCAATCACCAGCTTTTCAAGCCGTTCTCTGTCATTTGTGAAGTCTTTTGACAAATTCAGGAAATCATTTTCGGAAAGAATCCCTTTTACTTTATCAAGATAAAGTTCTCTGATTACCTTTGCGTCTTCTTCAATCTTTTTTTGATAAGTAGCAAGTTGTGTTTCTAAAGCAGTTTTTTTCTCCTTTACGTTGGAGTGAAATTCCACGTTCTGTTCCAATTCATCTTTATCAAGATATTCTTGTGATAACTTGTTCAGTTCAGAAATAACTGCCTGCTCCAACTTCTTCACAGAAATAAATGAGCCTATGCAAGCGTCCTTTGCAACATGGCGATTTGAACATTGTAAATAATGTCTTCCATCTGTCTGCTTATTAGAACGCATGGTATAGCCACAGTTCATGCAGCGAGCTTTTCTGGCAAACAGCCCTATGGTTCCTACTGTAAATGGTTTTGCTTTTTCAGCTACCATAGATTGTACTCTATCCCAAAGTTCACGGTCAATAATCGGTTCGTGTGTTCCCTCTACTCTGTACCATTCCTCTTTAGGTCTGGGCTTATTTTGTTTTGTCTTATACGAAACACTGCCGTATTTTCCTTGAACCATATTTCCGATATAAATTTCATTTGTCAGCATATCGGAAATAGCAAAATATTTCCATAAGGTACTATTTTTTCTGGTAGGCTGCTTATAGCGTAAACCATGAAGCCGTTTATATTCCGTAGGGTTTGGAATCCCACGGTCATTCAGCATACGGGCAATCGCTGTTTTGCCATATCCCTGTGAAAATAAAGTAAAAACTTCTCTGACAACAGCAGCAGCTTCTTCGTCAATAATCAGGTGTCCCTTTTGTTCGGGGTCTTTTTTATAACCATAAAGAGCAAATGCACCAATATGAAATCCATTCTTCCGGCGGTCAGTCAATACGCTGCGGATGTTTTCTGACATATCCTCTAAATACCACTCATTAACCAGACCATTGATTTGTCTTGATTTTTTGTTTCCTTTATTAGCGGTATCTGCATTATCTACAATACTGATAAAACGAATCCCCCAAATAGGAAACAATCCATGTATGTATTTTTCCACCAACTCTAACTCTCTGGTAAATCTGGATTGTGTTTTACAGAGGATAATATCAAATTTTCGGTGTTCAGCGTCATTTAACAGTTTGTTAAATTCTGGTCTTCGTCTATCTGAACCAGTATAATCGTCATCACTGTATATATTGTAGACTTCCCAACCTTGTTCCAATACATATTGAATCAGCATGGATTTTTGATTTTGAATACTGTTACTATCATCAGTTTCATGTTGTTTGTTTCTATCTTCTTCTGATAAGCGGCAATAAATAGCAACTTTTGACTTTGTGTTCATCATATTTTATCTCCCTTAAAGAGAAGATAAAACAAACATTCCACCTACACTTATTATACCGTGTTGAGAAATGTTTGTCTATCATTTTACAGGTAATACCTGTCCTTTGGATTTTTCTAATTGATTGATGAGTTCTATCCATTTCTGATTGAACTCTTTTTTTAATGCCGACTTATCTTCACACTTAAATACATTTTTGCAGGAAATTTCTGCTTCTTTTGGCATAATTCCACCTCACAGTCTTTACTATGTTTACAGACTATGCAAAAATGCTTGTTCATTATGAAAGAATCATCCTTAGCAAACCGAACAGCTTTCGCTAAAGCTCATGGGAATCTCACCCCTGCATGGTTCTCATCCAGCCGTACCCTTTGTCAGCGGTGCTACATCATCACACAGACTAAGGCTGTACGGAAGTATCATTATCACGATAGAAAGGTCATGGCGGCAGCTTTTGCGGTAAGCTGCTTATGGAACGCTGGCAGGAATCGCTATCCGGTTTCATCCCTCCTTTGGTGGGTCA